ACCAAGCACCAAAGTCCGGCAGGAGATTTTCATAGTCAGTGGTTATACGGCTGTTGATGTAGCGTTTGCACAGCGCCGGCAAGTCGCTGAGCTGTGCGGCTCTTAACTCAGCAGGATTGAACAGGCCGTTGATGTCAGTGCCGTGAGAGCTGATCACTGCACGCAGTTGATCCACTAACTTTTTGTTGGGCGTGACATTCTTGATGTCTTTGACTGTGGGCTCGACGATGAGCAGGCCTGGCACTGGATCTAGATTTGTACTGCGTATAGGTTCAGCTGTGGCGTCAGCAGTTTTGTATCGGGTATGCACGGCTATGCCCACTTCACTGGTGCCAATGGCCTGGCCTAGTTTACTTGAGGCTGGAATACGGTATTCCACAAAGTTGGGCTTGAATTCATAGTTGCCCGATACTTCAGGCGGAGTTTGGGTGTACAACAAGTCGCCTTGAACATATCCTTTAAAGTTCTCGGGTGTGGCAGCTTCCAGCATGGGCCATAGTCGTTCATAGATACCAATCAATTCACCACGTTCGCCACCACGTTGACTCATGATACCGGCCAGTTGCGCCATGCTGGTGGCACGGCCTGCATAGCCCTTGGCACCAAATCCGCTCTTGTCTGTAAGAACAAAACGACCTTGTTCGTCACGGCCCCAGATGATGGCAGGTTTGCCATCCCATTTGACCGTGGTGGTTTTTTTAGTATCCTCGGCGGCTGCACGTATGATGGCCATGGCTTCTTCAATGCCACGTGTGCCGCGATCAAACACCAGATCTTCTATGTGTGGAATCCTTGCTTCGGCTTCCATCAAAGTGGATTCGATCAAGGGCGTCATGCCTTGATTTACAATCCTGTCTCTCAGTTTGGCCAAGAAATGCACATCAGTTACAGGTTTGAACAATTCTGCACTTTCCAAGAATGGCAGGCCTTCGCGCTTCATGTGTTCGCGGAAGTCGGCCAGTTTAGATTCACGTTGAGCATCGGTGCTGAGTGCTTGTAGTATGCTTTCCACCGAAGCTAGGTCTTGCCGGGTGGCTGTTTTATTGAGCAGTAGTTTGGCCACAGCATCTGGATCATCGGTGATAATTTTGTCTGTGGTACGATCTGCTATGCCAGAGATTTGATTGAGTTTGTAGCCCATGCTCTTGGCTATGCTGTTCATGAGCACATTGCGTTCTTTGCCTTTGTACTTGGAATCCGCAGGCATGGCACCCAACACAAACTTTGACCATGGCACGTTTTTAAGAAACATAAAGTCAGTTTGCACGTAGCCCTGTTCTGGTCTACCAGTGATAGGTGTAAGGAAATGCACTGCTGTGCCGCTTTTGCGAACCCACTCATCGGGTTTGAATCCATGACTGGCGGCCCATTGTTTGAGTCTTGTTTCTAACTGTTCTTTGGTTACCCGGGTAGAATCTACGGCGATATCTAAATCACCACTGGTGTCTTTGATACCAGTGCTACCAAGTGTGTTGTTTTGTAGATCCAGGCCTGGAAGCAATTCTTCCAACCAGGCCAAGGTAGGTTTGACATCAGTCTGGTTGATGCGTTGAGTCAGGCTACGGCCGTCGGCATCTTTGAATACGTTGCCACCTTCTGTAATGATCATGACACACGCACTCCCATATCAGCCAGCATGGCATCCAGTTCAGGATTATTGGTGCTGCTGGCTTGTCGTGATTTGAGTTTGGTGCCAAACGATTTCAAGGCAGTAGGGTTGACGCCACTCTGTGCCATGGCCTGTCGCACGTTGCCGGACGCGGCCTGCGCCGCACCCATGGCCGCCATGGTGGCCTGTGGTGTTTTGTTTTTGAGCTCTTGTGAGCGGGCTTGCACACCGGCTATGGCTACCTGCAAATAGTCTTTTATAGCTTGGGCGGATTGAGGAGTGCCACGTGCCCGAACCACAGCATCTAATTTTTGATCCAAGACTTGACTAATTCCGCTGACCTTGGCTCGCACATCCTTCATGGTGATAGTGTTGTAGTAACTGTCTTTGCTGGCCAAGTTGGCATCAGTCCATGTTACAAATGCTTCTTTGTAAGGATCAGTGGGTGCGGCAGGTTGTGCTGATGCAGGATTGTTGCCGGCCCTGCGTGCGGCTTTGGCTGCTTGAACCTTTTTTGGATCATAAGCGACTTCATGGAGTTGACCTTGCTTTTTGAGTTGTGCGATAATTTTGGCATCCGAAGGATTTTTGGGATCCAAAGGTCGTTGTCGTTGTCCGGCAAAACTGACCACAGGTTCACTGGGTTTTCCATATGTAGGTTTGACTGTGGGGTTGGGTGGTTGTGTCTGTGCCTGCTGTGGTTGTGCCGTAGCAGGTTCCGGTTGGGGTTGTACTGTGGCTTGTGCCGCATTTAATTTTTCGGCTTGTTTGCTCCAACCCTGTAACAGGCTGTTCAAGTATTGGGCAATGGCCGGATCTTTTTCGATGTTTTGTAATTTGACTTTCCAGTCTGTGCTCAAAGCTGTTGCTAATTTTGAGTCAGGGGCAGGTCCTCCTGGACCATACCCTTGCTTGCTCAAAGCTGCTGCGCTCGTGGCCGCACTCTTGGCCGCGCTACCTGGGCTTTGTGGTAGGTCCGGTCCGCCGGCCGCAGATACCAATCCACGCCCAATGTCGCCTAACAAGCCTTCTTGAACCGGACGTTGAGTTACTTCATAGATTTGCATCAGTGCGCCTTACTGTGCGGGTGAATTTTCCCGGATCACGTTGATTGATGGCATTCAGCAGTTTGCGTTTTAAATTTTCAGCCTGTTCTTCTGGATAGGTTTCGTCGATCTGCTCCAGAAGGCGTATAGCACTGGCAATCACATTGCTGGCACGGTTTTCTATGACATGGCGTTGATCGCGCTCGATGTACATGGCATCTAATTCTTCTAATAGACTTCTTGTTTTTTTCTGCATTTTGGGCCAGGACCTTTTTATTATTTATTGTGATCATAAAGTTTGTTTTTTCTAAACTAGCCCTATTTTTTGAGCAAAATAGTCGGCCAAAGCTGCGTACCCGTTGTCATCGGGATGACCTTTAAATTCCTTGTAAGAATATTGATATTTTTCTTGAATAGATTGTTCCATCAGATAGAATTTAACAACATCATTTAAATATTCTGGTTGTTGCTGCAGATTTTGCTGATGTATAGCTTTTAGAGTTTTCAATTTTCTGTCCAAATCTTTGACTCCTATATTAAATTCCTCTAACGGCATGTTTAAACTTTTAAAATTATAGTCGTTTTTGTAATTCAAAATCCAATCAATTTCTTTTTTATATTGACTAGGGTGCAGACTTAATCCTGTCATGTATAGTGGAATTCCCAGAGCCTTTATACTGTGCATAAAATAAAAAGCCAGTTGAATTGTATATTGTACATCATTCCAAGAGTGCCAAAATTCAGTGAATAATATGTCGGCACCACTTTTTCCGGAGTTGGGCCAAATTTGATGCCATTTACCTATGTTTAAAATTTCATGTCTACATGCCGGTCCTAGTGCAAAAATCACATGGTCATAATCTTTGTCTTGACAAAGTTCTTCTATTCCTATTCTAGCGATCCGTTGATTACTGGCGCCACCTTGGGCTAGATTTACAACCTCTATGTTGTATTTTTTGGCCATTTGTGCCGGCCATGACATAGTTTCTGGATTAGAACTATTTACACCGTAAGTCCAACTGTCTCCTAATGTAAGAATTTTCATGTCTGTTTAATTTTTCCTAATAGCTGTTTAAGTTTTGCACTTTGTACATCTGCAGAAATTTTTCCAGAATTGTCAGTAGAATCAAGATTCATGTCATGAGGTCCAGAATCTATTGGCAAAGCTCGACTCTGTGTTTTAATACTGCTCAAGATATCGGGTTTGCGGAATGCATTGACAGGTCCGGCTTCTTCGCCTGGATCGGTGATACGCATGGTTTCAATGTTGTAGTCAAGATCTATCTTTTGACCTACACCTGTACTTGATCGTGATTTCATACATTGTATCTGATACTTGCCACGCTCACGCATGGCTCTTGAAGTAAAGATGCCAAACACGTTGTCTGCGGTGTTGATCTTGCTGATACCACCTGAAATATGGCTGTGATCAAACTCTATTTCTTCCACGGCCGATCTATTCAACTGCGACGCTGTCACAAACAACACATTGAGCTCTTTGGCCAAGTTACGCAGTTCCTCACTCACATACTTGTCTTTGACAAACAAGTCATTGGGGCTGACCTTGGCGCTCACCGGCATCAGCAAGTCTAAATAATCACACATGACAAAGTCTACTTTCAATCCTGTTTGCACTTGCACTTCTTTGATATAGCTTCTTATATCATTGATGTTGCTCTGTGCTGGCAGGGCCTTGATACGATACTGTCCAGCTTTCTTGCTCACAAGTTTGACCTTGAGTTCGGTTTGATCTATGTCCTTGCGTATCTCCTTGGTACTCATGCCTGCCAACATGGCATCGGTTCTCAGCGCACACAATTCCTCTGAAAGTTCTAGACTGATATACACACCACTGAGTCCAGCCTGCAACCACGACAACGCTATGTTCATCATGACCAAGCTCTTGCCAGAACCTGATCCGCCAGCAAATATATTCAATTCACCTCTGCTGAATCCACCATACAAGATCTTGTCCATCTGTGGCCAACCTGTGCTTACTTGTCCACCCGAGTTAAAGTATTTGTTGATACGCTCTCGAGGATCTGACCAGTAGTCTGTGCCCATGTCCTTGGTCAATGATATCTGCACCGCATCCTTGATCAACTTCTCCACAGGATCATATTCGCCTTTTTCCAGCAGGTCTGCTGACTTCAAGATTGCCCGCTCTAGTTCTTGTCTGCGAGTAAATCCTTCAAATTCGTCCATGAACCACTCAAAGTGTCCATTGTTGAGATCTGGAATATGATTGAGTGCTATACCAGTAGCGGCCTTGATCTGTTCTGCTGTGGGTAGGGTTTTGTGATCGTCACTGTGCCGCGCTATAAACTCAGCTGCTGGTCGCAAACTACGATCAAAGTTTTCAGGATTGTAAATGTTCTGCACACGCACATAACTCTCTGCGTCCTGCAACATCATTTCTAAGAATAGGCGTTGGACTTCAAGTCCGTAATCTTTTAACAAGTTGTTTCTTCCTTAGTTCTATTTTAATTTT